TCACACCGGCTGCTGGATCGTCTCCTGCTTTGCGATGTTGTGGGTTGCGATGGTCGCGCTCGGATCGGTGCCGGCGAAGTACATCCGGTCACCCACGTTGAGCTTGACCACGCGCCGCACACCGACGCTTTCGAGGCCGACCACGGTCTCCCAGGCCAGCACGCCAGCCCGCGACACCAGAACCTCCTCGCCCAGCATGTCCGGCGTGTACGCCGTGGCACCGCTGCGCAACGTCATCGGCGTGCTGCGGCTCTGGATCACCCGCGCGCCAGACGCCGCCACCAGCTCGAAGCACTCCTCCTCACCCAGGGCAAACGCCCTGACTGCCTGCATCGTCACCGCCGGCACGTCGGAGTCGTCGTTCCAGCACCCGATCTCGTCCCCCAGCTGCAGGTCTCGGACCCACCGGCCATCCGGCAGCCGCGCGGTCTCGTAGTCCACGCAGTAGCTACCACCACCCCCACCCGCCGGTGGCGGCGGCGGCGGCGGCGCGATGGAGTTGTCCGAGAACGTCCCCGGCGCGCTGCCCGTGGTGTTGAAGTTCTGCACCTCGATGTTCAGCACCAGGTGGTAGGTGTGCCCCTGGGTGGTGCGTGCCCGGAACGCCAGCGTCGACCAATTGGCCGGGGTCGTGTAGGTGTACGTGAATACGTGGGTAACCGTCGAGATGACGCCCACCGTCTCGCTCCCCAGCACTGCCCAGGCACCGCCGTCGATCTGCACCTCGATGCTGTAGGTCTCATTGCCGGAGCCACCACCAGAGACCGACATGATCGTCAGGTACACGTCCTTGACCTTCTCCGACATCCGGCTGTAGTCGTAGCCGGAGCCGTTGTCGGGCGCGATGAGCGGCCGGCTGGTCGCCGTCTTGTTGCCCAGGCCACCCGAGCTGCGCGCCACGTCTTTGATGACGAACGGCGCCGTGCGATTCCCCCCGCAGAAGATCCGCGCCGACGCCAGCGCAATGGCCGAGCTGGACAGCACCGAGGACGTGATGCTGCCGCTGAAACCGGCGTTGCCGGCGTTGTCGGCCCACATCGCGGCGTTGGACTTTTTCGCCGTCGTGGCGCCGACATTCGGCCCGAGGAACAACATCAGGTTGTCGGTCCCGAAGCCGGAGCCGATCACCGCCATTGCCGATCCGCCCCAGCTCCGGAGGTAGCCGTTCTGCCACTCAAGGCCAGTTGCCGAGCCCGCCGGCGACATGACCCGGAACACATGGGCCATCACGTTGAACTCGGCGATGATGCCGTTGTTGATCGACTGCACGCCGCTAATGACGTTGCCGGCGGTCAGGTATACGCCCCAGGTCGCCTGCGCCTGGGCGATACCCTGTTCGTTCACGGACACGCGCGCGTCCAGCGCGGTGGTCGCGTTGGCATTCACGGTGACCTTTCCGTCCAGCGTGGTGATGGACGACTGCACGCCCACCAGCTGCTGGCTATGCGACGTGAGCGTGTTCCCCTGGCTGGTCTGCGTCGTCTGCAGGTTGCTGATCGCTGTGCCCTGGGCTGTCTGAGTCCCCTCGACATTGCCGACTCGGCCAGTAAGGACGGTGACCCGCTGCGCCTCGGTCGTCACCCGTCCATCTACAAGGTCGACGCGGGTATTGGTCTGGACAATCGCTGAGGCGTTTGCGCCAGCAAGGACGCCAGCTTGCTTGGCAAGCTCCAGGTTGTTGGCGTCGATTGCATTGAGCAGCGCCTGCCGCTTCTCATAGACCGCAAGCCACAGCTCACGCCACTTCTGCCCAGCCTTGGCGGTCAGATCACCCCTGATCCGAATTCCGACTCGGAATCGCCCACGCAGCGCCATAGCTGCGGCCATCTGGCCGAGCGCATCCAGGCCAATACTTGACCTACCCCGAATCGACCGGCTGCGAGCAAGATGACCACCAGCTGCAAACTCCACAGCAGTGGCGCCGTGAATGCTGCGCGTCGGGGTCAACGAAGCGAGCGAGCTGAAGCCGAGCGCAGCCGCTCCGCTGAGACTCACTACACCAGAAAGGACACCTGCCATGCCGAACGACAGGGTGGCGTGGCCGATTGTCCCGGCGCGCGTCAGCGAGCCGGCCAGCGTGAAGGAGATCCAGGACTGGCCTACCAGCGGCACCAACGGCAGCGCAGCACCGCCAGCGTCCACGCCCAGCGACGTCGCACCCGCAACGTCGTAGTAGCGCGGGCCGTTCTCGCCCAACGCCCGCACGCTGCCGCCCGGCAGGCGACGGCGCGCACCGTTCGGCAGGATGCGGAATACAGTCATTCGGCGGGTGCCTCGCTTTCAGCATGCAGGTCGGCGACGTACTGCTTGATCAGCAGCACAACGTCGAGGCCGGTGATCGTCTTTCCATTGACCTCGAAACTGCGGGCGGCGAAATCGCCGACCAGTTCACCGACCACACCTGCCGGGTCCATGCGGATGAACTCATCGTCGTGGTACTCAAGAGTCTGCAGCTCAAGCGACACAGATCCGGCGGCCTGATCGACTGGGTTAGCCCGGATGCGGATGTCAGCAGCGTAGACCTCGCGGCGGATCGTTACGTTGGCCTTTTCTTCGATGATGATTGCCATGTTCACACCGTCTTGATATTGAGGTAGATGTCGGAAGTCGCTTCGATCACACCCGTGGAGATCCTGCGAATCTCTATCCGCAGATAAGCCCAAGTCTCCACGCCGGTTTGTCGCGTTCGGCTCAACCCGATCTGCGTTGTCGCAGTATTGAGTGGGAGCCATGCACCGGTATTGGTGAACTGATCGACCGCATTTGAACTCAGTACCGTTGCCCGGACCTGGAAGTTGACGTTGAACTGCGCATCGTTGAGCCAACTGAAGGCGGCGGGGCGCGATAGCCATGCGATGGTTGAACCACCGCTGCTCGATTGGCCGCTAGCCAGATACGTCGCGTAAATGGAGGAGTTCAGGCCGCTATCGCGGGCGAGGTACTCGAGCGATGGAGGTAGGCTGACGACACCCCCAGACGGGTTCACGCCAGCAGAACCACCACCAATATTCCCGACGCTGAACATCACGCGTTCCCCAGGTCGCCGAACAGCCACCATTCGTTGAGCCCCATGCGCTTCAAGCCCCACGGCGCATACTGGCCGGCCGTCGTTGCCGTGCGATTGGATCGCTTGCGCAGTGTCACGCCCGAGCCAGCAACGAACGTCACCGAGCCGGCGCCCCACTGTGCGCCTTCGAGCTGGATGTCATCGGGCCACGCCACGGACGATTGCGGGGGAATCGTGATGGTCTGAGCTGCCGCGTTGTTGCACCGGTTGAGCCTATTCGCGTGTTGCAGCCCTAGCGTTGCCGATGAACCGGTGATGTCCACGATGGACGCGCCTCCGCTTTCCAGCGTGAGTTGACCTCCTGACAGCGCGAGCCGCATGCCACTGCCCTGGATGACCTTGCCGAGCACGTAGGCCGCGATCTTCGCTAGCGACGTGCGCCACCAGCTGTTCGGCACCGGCGGTTCCGCTGCAGGGTTTCCATCAGGCCGCTCGAGTTCCAGCATGTCGGTGTCGGCCAGCGCCGGCACCTCATCCATGCTGCCAATGCTGTATGCAGTCTCGTCAGCCATGCGTCACCTCCAAAGCTTCAGGCGCGGGATCTGCCCCGCATGCACCATCACAGGCTCGTACACTGCGTGCTTGACTCCATCCAGCGTGTAGCCTGCGATCACGACATCCCGCTCAACCGCGGGAAAGTCGATCCGCTTGGCGGCCCCGGCAACGGTTTGGCAGACCACGGCCTTTCCGTTGTTGTCGTTCAACACGATCTCCATGGGCCACCTCACACCGGTTCCGCGGTGGAAACGCTGCCGGTGAGGTCACCGGGCTTGAAGCGAAGCTCCTGGCCCACCGTCACTGTGACCGGGTTCACCAGCTTCCCGCGCAGCAGGACCTTGCCAGCTCCAGTGGCCGCGTTGCCGATGGTGAAGTGGGTCAGAATCGAACCCGCACCGCCCATCGCCTCGCCGAACTCGATGGACGCGCCGTTCTCGAAGTCGGCTCCGCTGGCGTCCCAAGAAGCCGGCGCCACCTGCTTTCGGACGTAGCCGCCGTAGGTGGCCTCGCTGGTTGCTTGGGTACCAGTCGGACCCGTATCTGCCGTGTGCAGGGCGATGTAGGTGGGCCCGAAGGTCTGGGACTTGAATACCGCGATGAGCAGGTCGTTCGCAAAGGCATTGGATGCGCTCATTTCTTCTCCTTGATGGTGATGGCGTACGTCCCACCGACAACGAGCGCTTGCGCCTCGCTTGCGGGAACGTGAATGTTGAATGGCAGTCCGGATGCGGACGGGAGCGGGCTGAACTGCAGCATGATCTGTCCCGGGGTCGTCGCCATCTCGGCTTTCCCCTGGAGGGTCATTTGGATCGTCTTCATGGGGCTCTCAGGTCAAATAGGTAATGCCGCTCGGGTCGTCCCAGCGGGTCGGAAGGGTCAGGGTTTCCATGTATTCGGCCAGGGCATCCAGTGCGTCGTTGTAGGCGGTCTTTTCGTCTACTACTTCGGAGAGATCGGCCTGTGCATTGATCCCATCACGCTCCCCCATCACCGCGGCGAAATCGATCCGTAGCTGCGGCTTTTCGACGGGAGAGATGATCTCGTCATCATCGATCGCATCGATTCGCTTGCGCTCTGCTGCTACCGCTGCCTCGCGTGCGGCACGCTCCTCCCTAAGCTTCTGCTCTTGCTCCTCGGCCTTTTCCGCGATCTCCTTGGCTCGATCCTCCGCTTCCTTCGCGTCGCCCTCGAATCTGAGCCGGTTTGCCTCATCGATCTGGCGCTGTAGCTCGATCAGATCCTCATCCGAAGCGATGACCTTGGGCGCCCCCTCCACGGTTGCGCCGACACCGAGAACGCCGCGCACCGAGGGCGTCACGGAGAACCACTTGGCCGCGGCGTCTGCGTTGCTGTACAGGTAGCGCGGCACGTCCACCTGAGCCAGATCAGTGAACGGCCCATCCTGTGCCTCGCCGATCCCGACCACGTAGACGGCCCCAGAGAGGGGCACCGGCGTCCAATCCAGCAGCACGCCATCAACCACCGGAGTGGCCGCCAACCCGTTCAGGACCGGCGGCTGGGGTGGCGCATAGACCTGGACAAGCCAGGGGGCAAAGCGCGCAGCCGGCGGGGTCTGGGCGGGGAGAGGCCCCGCGCCCAGGTCGATCAGAGTTACACGTCGCACGGACTACCTCGCGTTCAGTGATGCGTTGAGGGACTCGCGCTTCTGGACCGACACCCCGCCCTGCGTTACCGCTACCAGCTTCTGCAGCAGCTCCTTCTGCTCGCGGAGGAGCTGGCTCTGCTCCTCCAGCTTGGCGTTGGTCTGCAGCTGCGCCTCCTTGCTGCCGGCGGCCACCTCGAAGATGGCCTTCCCGAAGTGCTCCGGTAGCGCCTCGATGGCATCGGCCAGCTGCCCCATGGAGGTTCCATCCTCCAGATTCAGGTCACCGATCCTCATGCCGTCGATCATCGAGGTGACCCGGCCGTACAGGTCGTTGTAGTCCTTGCCGCTGGCGTACAGGTTCCGGCCGAAGCCGAGCGCCGCCTGGGCCGCCTGCTGGGCCGCCTGGCTGTCACCCTTGGCCGTGGCATCGGCCAGAGCCTGCATCGCCTCGGAGAGTTTCTCCTGATCCGTCAGGGGCGATAGATCGCTGATCGACAAGCCGTACTTGATGTTCTTCTTGTCGGCCTCGATCTGCGCCTGCAGCTTGCCCATCTGCAGCGCACGCAGCTCCTCGATCTTCGCCAAGTCCTCAGCCCTTGCGCCGGACAACCCGAGCGCCTTGGCGTAGTCGTTGGCCGACTTCACCTGCTGCCGATACGTGCGCTCGATGTTCAACGCCTGCTGCTGGTAGCCCGACAGGTCCGCCGTCATCACCTGCGTGGCAATGTCCGCCATCAGGGTGCCGTAGGACTTCGCCGTGCCAGCCAGCCGGCTGTACGCCGCGCTCAGGCTTTCATCAGCCGCCTGCATCTTCTCCACGTAGTCCGTCAGCGCGGAAAGCCCGATCCCGGTCCACAGGTCCAGGCCGTTCCGGGCGTCAACCGCCGCGGTGACGAAGAAGTTGGCACCCTCCTCCAGCAGCTCCGCCGATTTGCGCCAGTCCTCGGCGATCTTGCTGGCCTGGCCGTCGATCTTCCCGACCGCTGCGATGGCCTGTTCGGCGGCGAGACGGCGCTGGAAGGTCTCGGCGTCCTCGTCGTAGGTCTTTCCCAGCACCGTCGAGCGCGATCCGGTGATGTTGCCTTTCCGGTCGTAGGTCTGGGAGAACGAGCCGCCCACCAGCGTCGCGGCTTCCTGCCGCAACGTCACGCCCAGCTGCTTGGCATACGCCGCCAACACCTCGTGCATGCCGGCGGCGGCGTCGCGGGCTTCCTGCCCGGGGTCCACGTCGATGGTCCGGCGCTTCTTTCCGCCGAACAACGCCTTCTGCCGGCTCTGCTCAGCGGTGGCCGACGCAACACCGCCGGCCTCGCTCACGTCGATGGTCTGCTGGCTGCTGTCGGTCTTGTACTTCGTGCCGAACACCTTGCCGCCGCTGATCTTGTCCACGACGGCCAGGGCCGCCAGCGCCCAGCCCACTACCGGCACCCACGACGCCGCGCCGATGGCACCCATCGCGCCGGTGGCACCGGCCGCTGCACCCGCGCCAATGCCACCGATGCCAACGCCGGCTCCGACAGCACCCAGCCCACCGGCAATTGCACCGCCTACGCCAAGCCCCAGCGCGCCGTAGGACGCGCCGGCAAGGATGCTGGACATGCCCCCGCTGCCGCGCTGCGTCAGGCCGTAGTAGGCGCCCAGGAGGCCCAAGCCGGCGCCGGCGTAGGGCAGCCCGCCGGCGAACTCGCCGGTCAGCAGCGACTTGCCGAACAGCCCCATGCCTGGCGGCATGCCGAAGCCCGAGCCGCCGCCCCCCATCGCCCCGGCCGCGCCACCAAAGCCGTACATCTGGCCCTGGAACCCACCGAAACCGGCCACGTTGTTGCCGAAACCGCCGATTGAGCCCGCCGCGGCGCCGATGGTGGAGCCGACACCCAGCCCGCCGATGCCAGCACGCTGTGCGCCCTGCAGGATGCCGCCGGCAATGGTGGACCCCAGGCCGGCGTAGCCGGTTCCGGCAGCTGCGAAGCCCTGCCCCGAGAGCATGCCCTGGAGGGCCTTCTGGATCGGGTTCACGAACTGCTGCTGCAGCGCCGTGCGCACGACATCCCACCATCCCCGCTTGAACACGTCCTTCAACTCAGAGAAGAAGTCCTTCGCGTTCTTGATCTGCCCGTCGAACACATCGGCGAAGGTGTCGGCGACGCCGCCGGCCGCGTCCACCGCGACCTGCTGCCAGTCCTCGGCCGCGCGCGCCGCTTCCTCCATCTCCATCGACACGCCGGCCAGGGCTCGAGCCCGCGCGATCAGGAGGGCGATTTCGTCCTCGCTGAACTTGGCGCCTGCCTCCATCACGCGGTTGATCTGCTCCCGCATGTCGGTCTCGTTCATCAGCTGCCGGCGGTACAGCTCGCGCGCCGGCCCCGCCATGCCCAGGAGCTGGACTTCCTGCTCCATGGTCGCCAGCAGTTCCGCCGGTGCCCGTGCGGCACGTTCGATCTCGGCCGTGGTCTTTGCCAGCGCCTGCTCCGACTCACGAACCAGGACGTTGTACGACTCCCGGTCGCTCCTCCCGTCCTTGAGCGCCTTGCTCAGTTCAGCCTCGCGCTGCGCCTGCTTGACCTGCGCCTCCCGCAGGGGGCCATCCATTGCCGCGGCGGCCAGTTCCGCCTCCTTGCGGTAACGCTCCATGGATTCCGCGGCTTCCTTCTCGTTCTTCGCTGCCGCCTTGTCCGCCGCCTTGCTGCTCGAGGCCGCCTTCTGCGCCGCCTCTTGCCGGCGGATCAGGTGCAGGCCAATTTCCAGCTGGCGGTTGTACTCTTCGCGCTGCTTTGCCGACAGCGCGTCCACACCTCCGGCTGCGTTGATCTTCTGGCCGATCTCGACGCGGAACGCCTCTTCGGCGCCCTTCTGCAGTCGCACCAGGTTGACGATCTGGCTGTCGATGGAGCCTTGGAGCGACCTCAAGTGCTGGTCGATGGCCTTAGCCGCCTCCCCCGATGCCTGCGCCTGTCGAGTGATGGCGCCGGAGGTCGCGTCCGTCTGGACTTCTGCCCTCTTGCTAACCAGGTTCAACGACTCCAGCACGGCGGTTTGGCGTTCGTTCTCGCGCGCCAACGTCGCCGCGCTTGCGGTCTGCTCGATCATCCGACCGCGGAACCGGTCGGCGCCGGTGGCGCCTTGAAGCACCTGCTCGTTCGCCTGCTCGAGCTGCGCGCTGAACTGATCGGCGCCGATCTTTCCGGCCTGCAGTTCTTCCGCGAGCCTACGAATCGACGCCGCGTAATCGTCGGAGTACGAGCTGGTGATCCCCCGCTGGGCCTCCAATGCCATATCGCGGATGGTGGCAGTGATGTCCTTATAACCCTTCTCGATGTTCTTCTGGCGCTCCAGAATCTCACCGGCCTGCTGCTGCTTGTTCAACTCGGTGAACTTCTCGATGGCGACATCCGCCGTGTCCGAGAAGTCAGCAAGAGACTTGGCCGCATCGTTGGTTCCATCGCGGAACAGGAGCCAGCCGGCCGCACCGGCGGCGAGCATCGAGATGATGCCCACCGGCCCGCCCAGAGCCGACAGAAGCGCCGCACCGCCGCGGGCGGCGAATCCGGCACTGGCCGCGTTGTACTGGGTCTGCGCCTGCGTCAGCAGCACCGTGGCCTGACGGTGTTCCAGCGTCGCTGCAGCTGCTTTCGCGCTGATCGAGACGCTTCCGCCGATGGCTTGAGCACGCCGAACCTCGGCTTGAGCATCCAGCATGGCGGCGCGGGTCCGAAGCTCCAGCGCCTGCGCATTGGCCAGGCTTTGTGCAGCGGAGGCCCGATCTGCGGCGGTGTTCGCGTTCACGGCCGCAAGGCGAACAGTGAGCGCCTTGACCAGCTGCGAGCCGACAAGCCCGGCCGCGGCAGCTGCAGCTACGTCCAGGTTCCGGCCCAGGAGATCAATACCGCCAGCCAGCAGGGCCGAGGCGCCATAAGCCTCGTCGGCGCGGCCCACCATCTCGGTGATCTGCGTGTTGAGGTTGGTCATCGACTGCGACACGCGGACCTGCATTGCGCCAAATGCGGTATCCACGCTGCCCGACATTTTCAGCAGCGCCTCGGCCATCGCCTGGGCAGAAACGCCGCCGTCGTTGACGAGTGCGCGCAGGCTCCCGCGGGCAACTCCCATGCCGTCCTCAATGGTCTGCACCAGTTTGGAGGCGCCATCGACCATCGAATTGAACTCTTCGGCGCGCAGCGTGCCGGAGGCCAGGGCTTGGCCGAACTGGATCAAAGCGCCCTCTGCAGCCGCCGCGGAACTGCCGGACATGGCCACCGCTTTGTTGACGGTCTCGACAACACGCGCCGTCTGCTTGCCACTCAGGCCAAGGCGATCTTGGACCATCGCCAGGTTCTGATAGACGCCCGCGGTCGCGTCAAGCGGCTGGTACGTCGCCTTGGCGATACGAATCACGTCCTGCTGCGCAGCGACGAACGCCTGCTGGCTATCGGTGACAAGGCGAATCCGATTGTTCATGCCGATCCACTCGTCGCCGCGCCCAACAGCGTTGCGTGCGATGGCAATGGCCGACCCCATGCCAATGGCTTCGACCGCAACGCGGCGGAAGCCCGCGGCAGCGGCATCAGCCCCTCGCGCTGCATGTTCGGACATGGCAGCGCGAATGCTGCGCATATCCCGATCAACCACGCGCACGCTCTTTCCCATGTCGCGCTCAAACGCGGCATTGCGCGCCAGAAGGTCTACCGTCAGCGTATACAGGCCCATGGAATCTCCAATAAAAAAGGCCCGCACTTGGCGGGCCTTCTGCTTGCTTCAATCCAAGGATCAACCCTTGGTTATCTCGTATTTCTTCCCGATGGCCTCAAGCCACCGGAGCGCGGTTCCAAGTCGCAGCACCCCAAATGCGAGACCTGCTGACCATAGGGCGGAAACGATAATCGTCACGACGACCGGAGCCGACCAATCGTCGTACCTTCCAACTCGACCAAACATGAGCAGAGCAATAATCCCGAAGATAATCGCCGCTGCGATCATGAAACGGCCCACGGTTTCCAACGCTGCGCCAGCGCCATAAGGCAACGGCCACTGGTATTCCTGTTCCTCAGTCTCCACCTGACGCTCATCAATCTGCTCGTCCATACCCCCTCCTTTCCATTGGAAAGGCGATGGTGCCACCTACGCAGGCACTTCCTCAAACTCCAGGTAGCCGGCGAAGTACCGGCCGCTCACGTTCTCCGCGCTCCAGGTGTTCGACGCCGCGCCGTAGATCGCCGACCGGGCAGCCAGTGCCGGATCGATGGGGCCGCCCTTCGTCCGGCTGTACTCCGGCACGATGCAGCCCCGGCGGCGCCCCTGCAGCGCCAGCACCACCGCATCCCAATCCGTGCCAGCCAGGCCGCCGTTGTGCGCCACGTCGGTGGGCCGCGCCGACAGGTTGCCGGTGAAGCGGCGGTAGCGCGGCCCTTCCACGGTGTTGAGCTGGGCGCCCTTCGTGCGCGTGTGGACGCTGGTGTCGATGGTGGCAACGGCCCAGCCGTCGGCGATGCCCACGTCCACGGCGCGCAGGACAGCGATCTCGCCCACTTCCACGGTCGTCGCGGTGGTGTCGATCCCCACGGACACCGACGCCACCGATGCGGTGCCCGTCGGGAACAGCCAGGCGCACACCGACCCATCAGGGAGGCGCACCGTCGTGCCGCTGGCGCCGGCGGCCGAGATCGGCACGCCAGGCGGCAGGGACAGGCCCAACAGCGCGACGATGCGCGGCACGATGGTGCCGGAGAAGGTGATGTTGATCGACAGCGCGCCGGTCCTGGCGATGCGCGCGCGACGCGCCGGCTTTCCGTCGAACAGCGCGGCGCCGGCGTCGGCGGTCAGCCACGCGCCCCCAACCAGCGCCACCGACTGCACAGCCGGCATTCCGTACCCGATCAGCATTTCAGCCCCACACGTTGAGCACCACGTCCCCCGTGGCCGGGTTGCGCTCTACGCTGCGCACGAGCACGTTCTTCCCGGCCGCCAGGCCGTACCGCGGATAGGTGATGCGCCCCACCTGCCCCGGCTGCACCGTCAGCGCCTGATCGCCGCGGATCGTCAGCACGTAGAAGTGCCGCATCACGGCGTACAGCCCCACGATCCGGTCAGCCTCAGCCTGCGCATCCGCCTGCCGCCAGAACAGCGACACGAACGGCGCGGCCACGTCGGCGTGGCGGTAGTGAGGGTGCAGTGGGCCGGCGGCGTACACCTGCCCCCGGAACAGCGCCGTCAGCTCGTCGCGGCGCGCCTGCGGCACGTCCACCACGTCGGTGACGAGATCGCCCGCGCCGAGCGCCTGGGCGTTCGGGCGGTAGGCGAACCGGCGGGTCAGGTTGGGCGCGTCGTCCGGCAGCGCGATCAGATCCTCGGCCAGGTCGTCGGCGATGACCTCGAACGCCGGCACCGCCACCGACTCAGGCGCAACCACCCGGGCTACGCGCAGCACGCCGTCCGGCGCCTGGTACATGCCCGCGCCATAGCTCGGCAGGATCGCTCCCAGCGCCGCACGCGCCGTCACGGCGTCGCGGGAGTAGTACCCCACCCCGCCGTAGCCGGTCGCCGTGTCGATGCCGCTGGCGTCGCCTGCGGCCCATGCCGCCTTGCCGAGCCGGCCGAACACATCGCCCAGGGCCTGCCGCAGCGTCGCCGGCTGCTGCCCAGCCCCGATGCTGGACACATCGGCGACCACTGGGCCGACCGGCGGCGACTGCATCAACAGCTGCTGCCCGCCCGGCGCGAGCTGGAACGTGCCCGGCTCCATCAGGTCGCCGCGGTCCATCACCGCCGACACGCTCACCGGGCCGTCGGCCAGGAACAGCGCCGAGCCATCCGAGTTGGCGCCCAGCGCCGGCACGCTCGCCACCGCGCCGATCACGACCGGCTGCGCGCTCCAGGCCAGGCCCGGAATGTTCGGCAGGAACACCGCGCGCGTGATCGGGTCGTCCAGGTCCGCGTGTGCGTCCTGCAGCGCCAGCCGCTTGTCGCCGTCGCCGGCGATCTCCACGCGATCGATCACGAACCGACCCACAGCCACGGTGTCGGCGAGCATGCCGCCCGCGGGCCCCTGCCGGATGGAGACCGGCTGCCCGGCGCCGCCCGACAGGGCCAGGTCATCCAGCAGCCCATCGGCGTCGTGGACAAGGCAGTCCGCTACGGTCGTCTGCGTGGCGCTGCCGCCCCAGACCCAGAAGTCGAGCGCCGACATGATGGTCACTCCCTCGGCCAACAGGCCCTCATACCGGGCGTTGGCCGGGGTGTCGCCCGGCGCAGTCAGGAAATCCGTATCGGCGATGCCCGGCGCCGCGGTGGACAGGCGACGCAGTGGCCAACCCGCCGCCGCCGCCGGCCCGCTGGCGACCCACTGCCCGGCATTGACCGCCAGGAGCAGGCCGCCAGTCTTGCTCGCGCCCAGCGACGCGGCGAAGTACAGCGGGCCGGCGAGCGCCGCCGAGCTGGTATGCACCAGCGAGCCATTGCGGTACAGGCGCACCGTGTTGGGCGTGCCGATGACCAGTTGCACGCCCACCATGTCGCCCTTGAGCACCAGCGGCAGGCCAGAGGCCACCGTGGCGCCGCCCACGCGCAACGTGCCGGCGGCCAGGTTCCAGCCGATGCCGCCGGCCGAGCCCAGCACGGTCGCCAACGACGCACTGGCGTTGACCACGCCCACGACCGCCTGCAGGGCATCGTCGCCCCACACCGCGAACTCCACGCCCACTGTGCCGGCGTCCTGGGGAATGTCCGACCGCGCCGTGCGGTTGATGTCGGCCGCCGCCGTCGTGGCGAGGGTCAGGCCGCTATCGCGCGCGGACAGCGCCGGGCCGATGGGAACGGCGGCGAACCGCCCGAAGGTCTCGCTCATAGGGAATCGAACCATGCCTGCGCGTCGTCCTCGTCCAGCACGGGCACCAGCGCGTTGAGGTAGTCGTCCAGCTGGCGTTTCGTGCCGGCCTGGCTGTGTGCGGCGACGGTGTAGGCCACAAGCGCGGCGGGTTTCTGGTGCAGGCTCACCGGGTCGATGGGGTTCCGCTTGTGGAACTCCCACATCTCCAAGAACTGGCGCCGCGACATCGTGGCGCGCAGCTCGTGGACGGGCCGGCGGTACGTCACGGACAGGACGCACCAGAACCACTCCTCGCCCTTGCGGCTTAGGCGTTTCCCGCCTGTTCCGCTGCCGCGGTCGCCTTCTCGCCGAAGCCGGCGTGTTTCAGCGCCACGTCCTGGAACTTGGCCGCAATCGGCGGTTTCAGACGCGCGGCGTCCTCCACCGACATGATCGCCTTGCCATCGGCATCGCAGATGGTGGCCGCGATCAGCTTGGCGCGGTCGCCATCGGCCCACAGCTTGCGGAACTCCGCGTCGGGCAGCTCGCGCACGCAGAACTCGGCGGTCACGCCGGGGCTCAGTTCGATGGTGTCCGGGCGCACGTCCGGCGAGGCGAACATGCCCATGTCGTGGAACGCATCCAGCAGCGACTTGGTGACAGCGGGGTCGATCACCGCGGGGGTGGTTTCGTTGGTCTTGCTCATGGCCGTTTCCTTGTACTGGCGGCAGACCGTGCGGGCCGCGCACGGCGAACACGCGGAGGTTCCGCACGGTCTGCCAAAGAGAAGGCCCGCCGAAGCGGGCCAGGTGCATGCCGTTGGGGTCGGCTACGGGCCGACCGGCGGGCGGTGCGTGGTGACGGCGCCGGAGCCGCGGATGGTGATGGTGGCCTTCCACACATCGTTGTCCTGGCTGGTGACGGCGAAGTTCTGCACGAAGCCGTCGAACTGCTTGGACAGGACCGTGGTGGGCGGGGTGATGACGCCACCGACAGCATCCGGCTTTGCCACGCCCGCCGTCTCGGACAGCGGCGCGGTGACCAGCCAGTTCACGACGGCGCCGGTGCTGTGGAGTTCTTCCAGCTTCTCGTGGTCCACCGAGTCGTAGATGATCTCGATGCTGGTGCTGCCGGTCTGCTTACGGCCGGCGACGAACTGATCCCAATCGTCGTCGTAATCGGAGATGTCGATCTCCGACGCCTGACCATCGGGGAAGCCGACCGAGCGCAGGCGGGTCACCTTGATGACCTCGGCCGCGGCGACGGCGACGAACAGCTGGGAGTGCTTGGACTTGATGACCTGTCCCATAGGGATTTCCTTGTGTTGTGCCCGTCATCGAGCATGAAAAAAGCCCCTTGCGGGGCCGGTGGATTGCCGTTGTTGCTGGGCTATCGCAGCTGCAGCAGCCGCGCGTCGAACGAGATGCCGAATGCGCCCGTCTCGTCATCGTCCGGCGTCGGGTTGTAGGACTCGATGCTGCCGCGCCGCTCGATCTCGTCGCGGATCGCCACGGCCACGGCATTGGCCTGCGAAGCGTCCTCACCCCACACGGTGAGCCGCACCCGCCAGCCATCGGCCGGAGGCGGATCGGACAGCTGGGCCGACGGCGAGCCGTGGACCGTCGCCCAGGTGACATAGGGCATGGGCGTGTTGGCGGGCGCGGTGCCCGGCCAGGCGCGGACCGGATCGCCCAACAGTGCACGCACTGCGGCCGAGTCCTGCAGGATGCTTTGGATCAGGGGAACCATCATCGCCAGCCGGTCTCCTTGGTGTACTTGTCGATGGCCTTCCACGTAGCGTCGATCACGACCTGCGCCGCTTCCGGCCCCTTCGCCTCACCTGCCGGCGTCAGGAAGGGCTCGGCGGCCATCTTCTTGGTGCCGAACTCCTTGAAGCGCCAGTAGTACACGTCGCTCGCCGGGCGGTAGCTCTTGCCGACGCGACGCATCCGCTGATTGCGCTTGGTGTTGGCGTACTTCCGCCGCTGACCGAGCATCACGCCGACGGTGTAGTACTCCCCGCCCTCACCCACACCCGCCTTGCGCCGGTTCTTCGCGTTCGCGCGGCGGGTGACGATCTGGCGCGCCATCGCGCCCGAAGCCTTGGGAGCCCGGCGCCGCGCCTCGTCGCGGATCAGGTTGCCGCCGGCGCGCATGCCGGCCTGCAGCGGCTTGCCCTGGACAGCCTTCGGCAGGCCGCGCAGTGATTTCAGTAGGCCATCCAGCCCCTGGATCTCGATGCGTTCAGCCATCGGACACCCCTGAATCCACCATCAGCGTGATGTGGCGGCGCGCTGTGGCATCCGGCAGAACGGCCCGGATGGCGTAGGCAGCCCCATCGAACAGGACCCTCATCGTGGACAGCACGCCCGGCAGATAGGGGATCTCCATGCGCGCATCAACCTGCCCATGCTCCGCCTGTGCGGCAATGAACTCCCGGCCGGACAGCGGCACAACCTCCGCCGGCACGTCAGGGCGCCAATCGACCCACTTCTTGGCATCGCCACCGAGCGGATCGCGGACGGTCTGATACGCCTGCAGCGTGATGCGGTGGCGATACTTGCCGGCGCGCCTCATGGACGGAACCTCCGATAGGGGAACGTCAGCCGATCCACCGCCGGATTCTCGGAGAGGCGCTCCGTTGCGGCCTCGCGGTTGGCGTACAGGTCAGCGGCCAGGAGCAACACGGCCGCCTTGAGTGCCGCCGGCGCCGGCCCTGGCTTGGTGGTGATGCGGACCGGGTAGTCGTCCGGTCCGCTCACGATCTCCGCCGGCTCGATGGGCAGCTCCGAGCGATCAGTCCCGACCGGCGTCCAGTCGTAGGTGGCCGTCGCCAGCGCGTAGCCGGTTTGCTGTTCCACCACCTCGCGCGCCGCCGTGATGTACCCGCGGATCAGCAGGTCGTCGGCATCGTGCAGGACCACCATGTGCCGCTTGGCTTCCTGGAGGGATACCGGCTCGCCATCCTCCGTGGCGGCCGTGACGAGCCGGAGCGCCATCAGTCCCTCCCGGCCAAGGCCGCGGGGTGGGTATCGATCAGGCCGCCGCGCCGCAGCTGTTCCGCGTGCGCGGCCGGCACCTGCACCACCTGCCCGACCTTGCCCAGGTGGTTGTCGCTCAGCACCAGGGCCGGGACGGTTTCGCCCGACTCGACCGGCGGCGGGGCGTCGTCGCCTTCACCTTCGGGCGGCGCGCCGTCGTCACCCTCGCTGTCGGTGGGCGCCGGCGCACCATCGCCGGCAGCCTGTGGGTCGGCCGGCTCCGGCGCGAGCGGCTCGGCCGGCGTGTCGCCCGTGGTTGCGGCGGGAGCGTCGGACGCAGGCGCCGGCCCATCTTCCATCTTGTCGGCGGCGGCCGGCGGGGTCTTGTTGCTGTTCTTTGCCATGTCGTGCTCCATGGCGGCGCCCCATTCCCGGGACGCCGCGTGGTTGATTGACGGGGACGGTTACGCCGCGGCGCCGTGCTGGAAGGTCTTCACCGCGCCGCCGACATCGATCAGGTTGCCGCCGGTACGCATCCACGCCAGGAAACCGACCTGGCCCTTCTTCACGTAGGCCGAGTCGTTGAAGCGGAACATCGTCAGGGCCATCACATCGCGGATCTTGTAGTAGCTGAAATCGCCGAACGCGATGGACTTGGCGCCGGCCGCCGGCGAGGCCACATGCTGGTTGATCTGGATGTCGCGGTTCAGCAGACGATCCGGAGCACCGCCCGGGTTGCCCTGCTCGTAACCGGGGACGAAGATCGGGCGGCCCTGGTCGTCCTTGACCTTGCGCACCAGCTTGAGCATGTCGTCGTGGAGCATCCACTTCGCAGCAGCGCGGTAGGACGCATCGACGCTGTGCTCCAGCTCCACCAGATCGTCGTAGGTGATGACCGGCAGCGCCGACACCCCGCCGATCTTGCCGACGCTCGCAGCCGTGATGATGCCCATCGGCTGGCCGGTGCCGCTGCCGAGCGTGTAGTGGCGGTTGGTGATGCGGCCCAGACGCGACTGCAGGCGACGCTCGATGAAGCCGGCGATGTCGGCGGTGCTGTCCTGCAGCAGCTCCCACGGCACGGTGACCACCTTGGAGCTGTACTTGTAGACCTGCAGGCCCTTGGTGCCGAAGGTCACATCCGCGTCGGTGGCCGACTGGTTCTCCGCCACGATCTCACCCTCTTCCGAGGTGCCATCGCTGGTCGGGTACTGCATCGGCTCGCCGCCCGCGGTGCTGAACACGTCCGCCACCTGGCGCATACCGCCATATGCCTTGAGCGCGTCCAGGATCTGCTTGGCCAGCGTGGTGGGCACGGTGTAGCCGCCCTGCTCGGGATTGAGCGCCGGGTTGCCGGACATGGCGGCGTTGACCTGCTTCCAGTCCTCGGCCGACAGCGCGCTATCGCCGCCGCGCGCCCAGCGGTCGAACAGGCGCATTTCGTTGGACGGCTTCTTGCCGCCGCCGGCGTCGTCGTCGCCCTGCTCGCGGGCGCCGCGCTCGCGCATGGCATTGTCCGCGGTCAGGTCCATCACCTTCTGGTGACGCTCGATGGCCGCATCGATGCGCTCGATCTCGGCCACGTTGTCGTCGTACTTCTTCTGGTCCTCGGCGGTCCAGGTGTTGCCGTTGCCGGTGCTGGTGTCCAGCAGGTTGCGGGTGTCCTTCGCCAGCTGGGTGCGGCGCTCCCGCTCGGCCTGGATGTTGAAAGGCATAGGTGTCGATCCTCTTGGCAATAAAAAACCGCCTTTCGGCGGTCGGGGGTGTGGCAAGCGGGAGCCGCTTACGCTGGGGCGCGCTCCAGAAGCGCCAAGCGGCGCGACAGGGCACTTTGGTGGGCGGTGATGTCCTCGCCATCATCCGCGCTGTTCTCGGGCCGCAGGAGCGCGGCCGGCGTGTTGCTGTAGGCCGACAAGTCCCACTTGTTGCCGGCCTTCTTCTTGCTGACGACCTCGACCACGCGGTCAGCGAAGCCGTGCTCCTTCGCCTCGTCGGCGGTGAACCACGTTTCCTCGTCCATCCACTGGACGATCTGTGCCTCGTCCTTGCCCGTGCGCCGGGTGTAGTCGCCGGCCAGGCCGGTATCGATCTTCCCCAGCAGGTCGGCGGTCTTGGTCATGTCCGCCTTGTTGCCGATGGCGATGGTCCAGGCGTTGTGGATCATGAAGCCGGCGCCCTGAGTGATCTCCACCTCGTCGCAGGCCATGCAGATGCCGGTCGCGGCGGAGGCCGCCAGCCCATCGACATGGGCAATGACCGTCGCCCGGTGCTGGGAGATGGCGGTCATCATCGAGCGCGCGGCGAACACGTCACCGCCCGGCGAGTCGATGCGCAGGTGGATCACGTCCGCATCGATACCGGCCAGGGCCTGGGCGAACATCGTTTCGTCAATGTCACCCCACCATCCGCCGATGACGCCGTGCAGGTAAATGGTGGCCTCCTTGCCGTCCGACTCGGCGCGGATGGGCTTGGACTTGCCGGCGTTATTCTTCGCCAGCTGGAGCAGCTTCGGGATCGGCATCTGGATTTCCTTCGTTGTCGTCGGGCGGCTGCTTGGTCGGCGCCGGGTCTTTCGGTCGGTACAGCACGTCGCCGCCGTCAATGGGCGGCAGGTTCTTGAGGCGGCGCACCTCGTTGACGGTCATCCAGCCCTGTGCGCCGGGGCCGCCGAGCGCCTTGCCGAAGTACTCCGCCTGGGCCTTGGAGTCGCCGGCCAGCAGGCTATCGACGTTGTGCTCCGTGAAGTAGCGAACGGTCCGAAAGAGCTTTCGGTTCAACTCGTCCCTGATCCGGCGCAGGTGCGGGCCGAGGGTGTGCTTCACGAAGCCGATGCCCATCTGTTCGATGCCGGTTCCCCAACTCGTGGCCTTGCTGGTCTCGCCGATCATGTGCGGCGGCACGCCGAACGCGCGCGCGATGTCGATCACCTGCCACTGCCGGGATTCCAGCAGCTGCTGGTCTACCGCCGACATCGTGAGTTCCTTGATGTCGAGCCCTTCGGTCAGGATCAGCGGGATTCGCCGATTGCCCTGCATGCCGCCGTACTTCTTCACCCAGGCGGCGCGAAAGTCGTCCTGCGCGCCCTGCCCCATCTCCTTCGGAGTGGTAATCGCCACCTCTGGCTTTCCACCCTCAGCGAAGAACTTGCCGGCGTGCTCGTCGCCCTGGATTGCAATGCCGATGCCGTTGCGCGCGCCCCACTGGATGACCGACATCCCGTGCGTGCCGTTGAAGCCGAAGCCCGGGAAGTGCAGCACGTCGTCCTGATCGACGGTGAAGTAGCCATCGTCGTCGTGGAACGTGTACTGCAGGCGCCGCGGATCGCGTGGGCTCGACTTCGGCTGCTCCAGGATCATCACCCGGTCCCGCGGCCACGGGATAAACCCGGTGGCGTTGCCCGAGCGGTTGCGCGTGATGTAGGCGATGCCATCGCCCCGGAGCAACATCTGCGCGACCAGAAACTCCCAGGCCGCACCCGCCGGCCACGCCGCGGAGAACTGCTCGTTGAGCAGCCACCAATAGTCGTGGTCGGCGCGGACGCGGGCCTCGCCGGTACGTTCGAACACCGGTAGCGGCAACTGCGCGATGGCGCCGGCGATCAGGGTCACGCAGCCAAAAACCGCGGACACCCGCATGGACGTGGCCGGGCTCACGACCGCGCCGGAGGCGGTGGTGGGATTGCCGAAAATCTCGAACATGCGCAGGCTGGAGGACGAAACTGTCTCCCCCTCCACCACGTTTCCAATGGTCGGCTCGATCCGGTCCCGTGGGTCAGGGCGCCGGCTGTTGTCGAATAGTCCAAGCATCATTCCATCACCACGAAGCCCTGTTGGATTTGCGTTGGCTCCTGCACCTGCAGCGCGCGAGCCATCGCCATGATTAGCGCCACGGCGCCGTCGATCTTGTTCTCGTCCCGCTCCTTGCGTGGATAGACGTTCTCTTTTGCATCGACACGCGCCACGACGTTTCCGACCATCCAGGTCATCGCCGCGTTGCCGTCGTGCCAGAGCCGGCGCGCCAGCGTCAGCGCCTCCACCTCTTTCATCGGCTCGGAGAGGTTCCGCACGGACTGCGCCATCTCCATCACCGGCAAGCCCTCCTGCCCCAGACGGGTCATCAGGTAGGTGGCCTGCGCCGGGTCATAAGCGATGTCGCGCACATCGACGCCGCGGGCGGCCAGCTCCTTCAACTCTTCCTCGATGAAGCCGTAGTCCGTCATGTTCCCCGGCGTGGAGACCATCAGCCCGTCCAGGACGAAAAGCTGGTACTGCTCGTTCTCCTCGACGGCCGATTCCGGGACGTAGAAGCGCGGGATCGCGTAGTAGCTGCCGTCGCGCTCGAACAGCAGGACGACCGCCGCAACGTCGATCTTCGATGCCAGGTCAACACCTATCCAGCACGGGCAGCCGGCGAAGTCGTCAATCTCGAAGGACCGCTTCTGCCGCTGCCAGGCCAGCATGTTCATCCACGCCAGCCGCGCGCCAACCCAATCGTTCAGGTGCTTCGTCCGGAACGCCGACTGCTTGCGCGCCGACCGCTTGGCCTGTGCCAGCTGTGCCAGCAGGAACGGCTCGAACACGGACACGCCGTAGTTCGGGTTGGCCTTCCGCAGGCTCGCCGGATCGTCCCAGCGGTCGCCCTCGTCAATGCCATAGATGATCCCGAACACGGTTTCGTCCTGGACTTCGCCCTCCAGGATGCGGATCACATCGCGCCGCTTCTCGTAGCAAGGCCCAGCGAGGTTCGTGCCGGCCGTGGTGATGATGCACAGCAAGGGTTGCTCGCGCGCGCCCATACCCGTCTGCATGGCATCGACCATGTGGTCGGTGTCGTGCTCGTGGTATTCGTCCACCAGCGCGGCGTGGGGGCTGGAACCGTCGCCGGGCTTGCCGATCATCGGCTCGAACTTCGACATGTCCTCCATGACGAACATGGGGCCGGGGTTCTTGGGGTTCCCCGACTGATCGATGCCGAAGCGAGCGCGTAGCGCCGGCAGCTTCTGCACCATCTGCCACGCCGGCCGGTAGACCTCGAACGCCTGCTTCTCGCTGGTCGCGCCCGAGTAGACCTCGGCGCCGGCCTCGCCATCTGCCGCGAACAGGTACAGACCGCGCGCGGCCAGGCGCAACGACTTCCCGTTCTTGCGCGGCACCTCTTCGTAGGCTTCCCGGAACCGGCGCAGGCCGGAGCCCTTGTAGACCCAGCCGAACAGGTTGCACTCGATGAAGTGCTGCCAAGGCTGGAACACCAGCTTCTGGCGCTGCGCTGCCCACTTGCCCTTGGTGTGCGGCATCATCTCCATGAAGCGCACCGCGCGGTCAGCCTTGGCGGCGTCGTACTTGTACGGCCAATCCGGCCCGCGGCGCTTTAGATCGTCAAGGAACCGCTGGCAGGCCAGCCGCGCGTACTTGCCGGCCGCGATCTTGCCGGCCACGACGCCGCGCGCGTAGTCCTTGGCAGATTCGGTCGGCGTCATGCGCTAGAACTCGTCGAAAGGATTGCCCTCCGGGGGCTTCTCGGTCCCCAGCTTCTGCCGGTCGGCGGGCGTCAACCCCAGGCGCGCCAGGCACCCGATCAGGTGGGAGTACTTGGCGGCTTTGAACTCGGCCCGGTTCGCGCGGAACTCGGCCAGCAGGGAGGCCGCCACCTCCATCACGAACCGGTCCGATGCGGTCAGCACCCCCGGCAGCGCGCACTTCTCCAGCTCCCGCCACACCTCGGCCACGTCCTCCGGCAGATGGGCCGGCGCCTTGCCCAGCGGCTTGCCCGATTTCGGGGCCGCCTTGGTGTACCGCTGCGGGTTCTTCTTGTCCGCCCCCTTGAGCTGCGCCAGCTCGGCGGGCTGCTTATGCCGTGCCATGCCGGTGAACCTCGAAATTCAAATTCTGTGGACGCGCGAAGAAAGGGGGGCGCGCGTATCGGACCGAGACCGCCCTGGACTTTTGCCCTCCCCCCTCCCCGTTTCGTTCAGCTTTCGGTGGATAACTCGGACAGGCCGTCGCGCCCGAAACCGCCGTTCTCCCTCGCCGTCTTGGCGCTGTGGCAGCTGTGGCACAGCGACTGGAGGTTGTCGTCGGCGTTGTTGCCCGAGTCTCCATCGATGTGGTCCACGTCGGTTGCTGCTCGCACCCTGTCGGCCTTGGTGCACTCCCTGCACAACGGCTCGCGGGACAGCTGCACCTCCCTCAGCCGGCGCCAGGCCGTCGAGTTGGTGGGCAGCGCGCGCCGCGCCTGCCTGCGCCTCACCTGCTTGGCCGGCTCCTTGTAGGGACGCCAGCCCGGGGCGCGGTGCTGGGGTGGTCGCATCGGCATCAGTACGGTTCCCCATCCAGGTCCACGCGCTGCGGCTCCTGCTCGTCCTCCACCGGATGACCGGCCTCCTCGCCGAGCAGCTGGGCCACCGACTGCACCAGCAGGCCCACATGGGTTGCCAGCTCACCCACCTGCTTGCCCTGCTCCTCGATGGCCGTCACCAGCCTATCGATCCGCGCATCGGCGCAGGATCGGGACTGTTCGGCCAGCGCAGCCACCGACGCGTCACGGGCTGCGGCTTCGGCATCGATGCGGCTCTGCAGCTCCCGGGTGATCGCCAGCAGCTCGAGCGAGGTCGGCACCTTCACTACGTTCCCCATCTCGTTGTCCATCACGCCCTCCCGCGCCCGCGGCGCTCCACACGCGCGACCAAGCCGCGCCGTATCCACCACTCCACCCGCTGCCAGTCCGGCTCCATGCCCGTCACCCGGGCGAACCACACCAGGGCGCGCAGGTACCAGCGCACCCACCAGCGCCATCCGATGGATGCTGTGACCGTCTCGGACATCAGAACTCCTCCACGGCCCAGCCGCCGCCGTCCTTCTTCGGGCGCACGCGCACCGCGATGAACCGGAACGGGTACTGATCGGCCGCGATCTTGATCTTCGCCCTGGCATCGTCCTGCCAGAACCCCTTTACCTCGTGCAGCTCCATCACCCCATCCGCGGCCAGGACTGCGAAGTCCGGGGTATAGAACGTGTTGTCGGCGAGCCGCAGCTTGATGCCCTCGAACCGGTGCCACAGGATTTCCCCTGCGTGCTGCAGCGCGCGCAACCGCTCCGCATACGCCTTCTCGGTCTGGTTCATCTTCCCGGGCTTGAGCCGGCCGAGCGCGAGGTGACCACCGCCGGCCTTGCGCTTCACCGGCCGGGAGCCTCGATGGCACAGCCTGCGGCGATCACCGCCTGGCGGGTGTCGATCAGCTCCCGTTGGAGCCAGCCGATCCAGGCGTCGGCTCGGTCGCCGGCTGCAACAAGATGCGTCGCGCCTGCCCACCGAAGGTCGGCGGCAGCATCTTGTCCTCGGGCAACGCCCGCAGCTCCACCGGCGCCGGCTCCGGGCGAACCACAGGCCCACTCCGGCCGCAGCTGCACAGAACCGCGGCGCAGAGCAGCAGCAAGATCACGTTCGGCACGGTTCGCATCGTTGAGGGCCTTCTGGTAGCGGGTGTCGTTCTCGTGCCGGCTCTGGGCCAGCTTCTCGGATGCAGCGCGCGCCTTGGCGGCCACGGCGGCGGCGGCTTCGGCAAGCTGCTGGAGCGTCGCCGCGTGCTGGGCGTTCTCGGTAGCGCGGGCCTGGACCTCGGCCTGGTACTCACCGCGCCAGTGCGAACCGCCCCAGCGGTAGCCGAAGGCCAGCACAAGCAGGGCCAGCAGTAAACCGGCCGCCCAGCGGGTCAGGTCTGCATAGGGGCGCAGCGGGTCAAGGCTGATGTTCATGCTTAAAGGTCTCGATGGTTGCGCGGTCGGGGTGGCGGTACCTGATCCAGTCCGGCATCGGCACGCATTTTCCGGCGCGCTTGAGCTGGACCTGCACGCCGTACAGCGGCACGTTCTTGAACACCGCGTCGAACTCATCCAGCAGCACAGCCATGCGGGCCTGCCAGTCGTCCGGCATCTCGTGCACCAGGACGCGCGGCAGCACCAGCCACGACGCGCGACTCAGGCCGAACCAGCCCCACAGGGCGTCGTGCCCAGGGCGAGCCACAGCTGGGGCGGTCATCCGAAGAACCCTCCCCACCACAGCAGCCCGGCGCCCAGCGCCACTGCGATGACCGAGTGGTTCGCGTTGTACGTGCCGGTCTTTGGCTTCCCATGCCTGGCAATGTCCCCGCCGAGCGAGACACCGATCAGCACCAGCCAGATGATTTGCGGCGCGCCCATGGTCAGCCCTCCACGCCATTGCCGATGAACCCGTCCACCACCTTGCGAGTGGTGGTGCCGGGGTGATCGTTACGGTGTTGCATGTCCGTCTCCTTGTTCGGCCACGCACTTGGCATGGCGCTCCTGTTGTCGTGTCCAGACGCCTTTGCAGCCCTTCGGCCCCCAGCTCTGGGGGAGCGAGCAGTCCCGGCCGCCCTGCTTCCTCCATGCCAACAGGGCATCGCATGCCGCCCGGTAGTGGAACGCCTGGCCGGCGGGCGTCTTGGCCTCTACCGTCGCCAGCAGATGCCGGCGCATGCTCGACTGCCGCCAGTTCCCGATCCCGTACTGGCCGATGAAGTCCACGTACAGGTCGAACTCGCCCTGGGTCAGGGACACGCCGGGGATGGACGCCTTGAAGCGTTCCTCCTCCTCGCGGTGGAGGTTCCGGGCCAGCTCGGCAGCGCGCGCGCGGGTAATGGGCGCATCGGTCAGCCGCACCGGGCGGCCGTCCTCATATCGGGTGGAACCGTGGCCGATGGTCGGCACGTCGCCTTTCGTCGGGATGTAGGGCTTGTGCACCACCTGCCCGTCAGCTCGCACCGCCGTGGGCCCGTCGCCCTCCTTCGCCACCCATCCCGCGAACGCAGCGACACTCAGGGTCAGGGCCACCACCAGCGCGCGGACCGGGGCGCCCTTGGACTCATTCGCCGCGGCCATTGCGGTAGCTCTCCATCCGTGCGTCGTGCTCGGCCACTTCCCGGCGATCCTTCCGCCTGGAGTAGTACCACTGGATCAGCAGGCCAACGATCATGCCCGCGATACCCGAGTAGGCCGCAAGCTCGCTCGCGGACAACCCACCAATGAATGCAGTGCTGCCACCGACAACGGTTGCGACCTTCCCCACGGCCACGAGGGACGCATCGGCTTGTTCGTTCACTCTGGCCCCCTCGGGCAACTTGATGCCCGCCGCGCCACCGGGACGGAGAGGCCCGGTCGGTACGGCGCGGCAGGCGGAAAAGAAAAAGGCCCCGCCGTCGCCGGCAGGGCCTCGTTGTGGTTCACCAGGGCTTCCCCTGGGCGTTGCTATGCCGCGCGGCTAACAGTCAGGTCCAGCCGGGCGCCCAGCGCGCGCAGCGCGTCGGCGATGGTGTCGATCTTCGTTGCATGCCCGAGATCCACAATCCGGTTCACCACCTGCGGCGATGTGCCCATCCTGCGGGCCAGCTCCGAAGGCGTCACGCCTTGGGCCAGCATCTCGTTGAGCAGCAACGCCTTCGCGGTGAAGCCAGCCGGCAGCGAGATAGCCACCTCACCCCGGCGAAGCTCCGACGGCGGCGGAACCTGCCGGCGGTCCTCGAAGTAGAACTCCATAGCCGTTGCGAGGGCATCGGCCGCCATCGCAATGGCTTCCTCCCTCGTGTCGCCCTGCGTGATTGCCTCCGGGATGTCCCGGAACGTCACCACGTAGCCGCCGTCCTCCGGCGCCAGTTTTGCTGGATAAAGCATGTGCAATCAGATGGTCACTTGCGAGCCGAAGGCTCCGCCCCTTACCGGGGCGGTTCCTCCAATCCTAGCTGCTTGATGATGGCCTTCCGTGTGCCTTCCCTCATCTCCGCAGCGTGTCGGGGCAGTGTCGATTGCTTCCCTTGGTAGTACAGCTTGGTGTGATTGGCTCCTTCCTTCATCACCACGCCTTGGGACTGCAACCACCGCCTGAACTCGCTTGTTTTCATCCGCCTCCGTTGTTGTTTCGATGGAGGCTATTTTACACACTTTTGTGTAAATGTAAACACTTTTGCTTAAATGGTGCCCGGCACCGCAGCCGGCAGGCTCTGCGAATGGGTCCGGTGTGGGTCGACGGGCGTAGAAGGTCCGATCACCACCGCTGGCTAGGCGATTCCGGCCATGGCGGTAGCCGGTGCACTGCCGCTTAGGTAGCAGCACGACGCCAGCCCCAATCGCCTCACGGCGAGCGGAGGGGTTTTCGGCGCGGTGGTGATCGGGTTGAAAAGAAAAAGCCCGGCGATGCCGGGCTTTCGTCGCGTGATGGTAGGACTGTACGGGCAAAAGTGCGCAGGCATCACCTGCGCACTACGCCGCCTTCTGGCTGACCGCCTTGGCGAATGCCCGGGCCGCCGCTTCCTCGGCTTCTACCAGCTGCGTCAGCAGCCAATCGACAATCTCCACCCACACCTGCCGATATGCGGACTCGCTCACCCCAAGCGCCGTCGCGCGTTCGCGGTTGCTCAGCCGCGCGCCCTTCATGTACCCGACCGCGACGGTGGCGATCTCCGGCAGCCGTTCCTCCAGCCGCTCAGGCCACAGGCGATCCCTGGCCACCGCAACCCGCGCCCTGAGTATCTCCAGGTTGCGAACAGTCCGTTCCTCCCGATCCCGGTGGAACTGAGCCATGCACTCGGCGATGCCCCATGTCGCGCGCGCATCCGCGTAGTCCTTCGACCGCCTGTTGCGCTCCTCCATCGCGATCCTGGTGATGCCCTCCAGCACCCGCAGGATGTCGCCGTGGCAGGGGTCCGGGCCATGCAGCAGCTCCAGCAGGTCTCGGCCGATGCCAGCCGGCACCATGCCCAGCGCCCCGGCGATGTCGATATTGCTCAGTTCGGCCACGCCACCGCCGGCCGCGCCGTCCAGCCTGGCAACGGTGGGGTTCAGCCGCGCCAGCAGCTCGCGCACGTTGTTCATGCCGCTCTCCTTTGTTCGATCACGTAGGTCTGTTGCTCGATCAGGTCGTCGTCGGAGCCGTAGGTCTCATGGAACACCCGCGAGCCATCCAGCAGGCTCGGGCCGTAGATGGACCGCATCCAGGCGAATGTGTTGCCCTCAAGCGGGTGCCGGCGGTGGTGCCAGGCGCACAGCGCATACCCGAACATGTGCCCGCGGCGGACGTTGCCGCTCTTGGCGTGGTTGTAGTCGCAGCCGATCACCACCAGCTCCGGCGCCAGCAGGTCGGCGGTGACGAGAGCCAAGCACGCCATGCAGGGGCCTTCCTTCGCCGACACGATGCGCTCAGCCTCCGCCGCTGTCGGCGTGCCAGTCGAATGGGCCATTGCCATCAGGCGCCGCCCTCGCCGTCGAATCCGAGTTCACGGGCAGCGCGCGCCATGGCCGCGGCCGCGGATTCGCGGTTCGAAACCACAGGGGCCGTGGGCGGCACATGCGGTAGAGCCGGAACAGGAGCCGGAAGCGCGCCGCCGGCCGATACGTGGCGCATGGCCTGGTCGTAGGCCACCGCGATCATGCGTGCCTGCTGGTAGCCATCGGCGACGTTGAAGGCGTGCAGGTCGATCATCGACCGCACCAGCACCGAGAACGGGCTCCGGTCTTGGCCCGGCCGCATCTCTTGCTCCACCTGCGCCAGCGACGGGAGGCCCAGGCACAGCGCGCGGAACTTCGCCGGGTTCGGCGGCCACTCCAGCCCTGCCCTCAGGCACGCAGCCATCCCATCGGCGACCTGCCGCGGCAGCAGCCCCTTCAACGCGACCAGCCACGTCTCACCGGCAATGGTCAGCGGGCCGTGCGGATGGGCCGGCGCCTTGCCGTTGTCCCGCCCCCACTTCCCGGGGAACATCGCATCCATGCGCTCCCACAGGGTCCACAGCGCCTCGATGGCGCGCGGGCTCGCATCAGCCGACGACGGAGAACTCTCCGTCGATGACGCTGCCGGCCGGCTCTGCTCGTCCACCTGGGCTTGCGCAGCCAGCGCGGTTACCGCCGTGGCGGCGCTCGTACTCGGCCCGGAGTTGGGAGACTCCGGCAGCAGAACCTTGTGCAGCTGTTCCATGGGCATGGCCTCCTGATTTCGGGATGACGGGGAGCGACAGGCCGGCGGCCATTGCGTCGCGGAGGGATTGGTTCATGTCCCCGCCGGCGTCGGCGATGGACCGGAGCATGGGCAGGATCTGCATCCAGCCCTGCACCGACAGCGTTCGGTTGATGACCCGGCGATGGCGGACGAACTGCGCCATGACCTCGCGGTCGAGCCCATCAGGGAGCTGACCCAGCGGCGCCAGTTCCCGGTCGATGTCCGACTCGGCCAGGCGGCCCGACACACACGCTCGCGGTGTGGGTTGCTCTTGGTTGCTTTTGGTTGCTTTTGGTTCGGGTGCAATAGCTGTTGCACCCTTAAGTGCCCCGTTTTGCACCCTTAACGACGCCGTTTTGCACCCTTTAGCACCCGAATTTGCACCCTTAGCGCCCTCGTTTAAGGGTGCAAAATCTGCACCCTTAAGCTCAGCGCAGCTCGCGCGCCCTGCATTCAGGTCGTCTTTCTCGGCATCGTTTTTTAAGGGTGCAATTTCTGCACCCTTAATCCACTCGGGGTTGATGCGGTATTCGCGGGGGCGCCCGGCGTAGCCCTGCCCGGCCAGTCGACCACCCGTCCCGGCGTTCACCAGAACGAGCCACCCAGCCGCCTGCATAGCGCGGAGCTGATACTGGACCGTGCGCTCGGACTGCCGCGTCTTGGCTGCCAGCAGCGCCACCGAGGGGAAGATGTGGGTTCCGTCGTCGTGGGCGTGGTCAGCGAGGGCCAGCGCCAGGAGCATTTCGCCGCCGCCCGCGTGGTAGCGGTCGAAGACCATGCCTGTCATTCGCGCGCTCACGTTAGTTGCCCTCCGCCTCTGCCAGCTTTGCGTAGCGCAGGTTCCTGTTGATCCGATCCTCCAGGGAGCGCACACGGGCGCGCTTCACGGCCAGCATGGGCCCCGCTGGAACACGGTCCTCCAGCAGCTCGTCAAGCTGTGCCTGCAACTCGGCTGCCGTCTTGCGCAGGTACTCCGACCGCTTTCCGACCCACTGCGCCGCCGGCTTACCTGCAGCGCGCGCCCGACGATCAAGTTCTGCGCGCAGTTGCTGATCCGAATAGCGGGCAAGGCCCACCACCCTCTGCTTGGGTTTCGCGTCCTGGCTCATCGCTGGTCCCCCAGCAGTGCCACGAACCGCCGCTCGACCGTCACAGCGGCTATCACCACGTCTTGGCAGGCGTTCACGATCTTTCGGGCATGCGGGCGGTCCCGCTCATCGATCACGCCATCCGAGATGGCCGGCGTCAGCGCCGTAACCAGCTGGCCGAAGTCCGCCATAAGGCTGCCGATACCCGCCGTGTCCGCGTCGGGCGCGATGTGCGCCAGCCGGACCGGCAGCATGCCCCGGCGCGCGGCCAGGTCACGTTCGCAGTCGCTGCGATATGGCTCCGGCAGGCTCAGCACCCAGGCATCCTCGAGATCAGCCGGCAGCGTCTTCACCGTGCCATCCATGTAGCGACGCAGCGCCTGGCCGTTGGCCTTGAGCGCGTCGGCCAGGTCGTCGCCATCGCCCAACCGGAACGGCACCGCCTTCTTGTCCCGCATGTGCGGCGCCACCAGCGCGAAGTAGTTTTCCGCTACCTGCATGGCGAAGCTGTTGGCGTTCGTCGCCGTCTCGTTGAGCAGCCGGTGCGTGTAGGCGTAGATCACCTGCGACCGCGGAGGCAGAAACTGCCTCCCCAGCTTCATGCCATCGGCGGTCGCGCCCGGCAGACTGCCGGCCATGGAAGAGATCACGGACATTTCAGGTGCCCTCCCGGGCCAAGAAGGCGCCGCCCGCCTTGCGGTACGCTGCTGTTTCCACACGAACAGCCCGCAAGGAGGGCGACATGGAGACCGAGCTGAGAAACCACTTGTTGGTCACGACGTTTGCAATGCAGGCAGTCGTCGCGCAGCTGGCAAAGGACGCAATGGAGCGCGACTCGCAGTTCGCAGCAAAGGTGGAGGCGCTTCTCATGCCGAGCCTTCAGAAGTCGGATCAGGAAACACGGGACGCGACGCTCGCTGCACTGAAAAACCTGCTGGCGGCGTAACCCGGAACCTGTCGGCGAGGACATGGAAGTCCAGCCTTTCATCTGGCAGGACACGGAACTTATCGGCGAGAACGTCCATCTCAGGCGGTCTCCACCGGCACGATGCGGGCGGCGTCGGGGTCTTCGGGCTCCTGCAGCACAGCCGCGGCGGGGGCATCGGCGAGCAGCGCATGCAGCCTCGGCGAGGCCGGGACGATGGCGTCGTCCGCCCACTCTTCCACCGTCTCGCGTGGCAGCTGCAGCAGGACGGCCAGGCCCGTGTCGTTGGTCAGTGCCAGCCGCTGCATCAGCGCGCGCTTCGTGATGCCCTCCTCCGCACCGAACACATCGGGCCGAAGGGCATGCCTGGAGATTCCTGTCTCCCGCTCTATCACCAAGGCGAGCCGAACAGGCACCGGGCGCCGGCCCTTCACCCACTGGTTGACCGCCTGGGGGCTGACTCCCAGCTTCCGGGCAAGATCAGCCTGCCGGGCTTGGAGGACGTCGATAGCTGCTGTGATTGCGCTCATGCAGAAATTAAAGCACAGCTTTACATAAAAAGAAAAGCATCGCTTTATTGGCGCATCCGCGTGCGCCGGGGATCATCAAGCCATGCTTGATAACCACGAACTAGCCCGGCGCATCTCCTACGCTTTCAGCCAGTCTCCGCGCGGGACCAAGGCCGCAGTGGCGCGGGAGTGCGAGATAAATCCACAGGCGATCACAGGCTGGGAGACCAAGGGAGCGATCGACAAGAGGTTCATACCCATCCTCGCCCGAAGGACCGGCCGGCGCCCTGAGTACTTCCTGGACCCAGCTGTCACCGATAGGAACTCAGCGGCTATCAGCGAAACGTCGAATGACGACTATGCCGACGTGGTGGGCTACTCCCAGGCAGTGGGGCTCGGTGCTGGGGGCGCGGAGGCAGTCGAGTACGCGGAGACCCACAGCCTCAAGTTCAAGAAGACCAGCCTCCGTCGACGCGGCATCCTCAATCGCCCCCTTGCCGTCTACTACGGCAGAGGCGACAGCATGGAGCCGACGATCAAAGATGGCGACGCCATCCTCTTCGACACGAGCGACACCCGCGTGGTGGACGGCGTTCTGTATGTGATCCAGATGGATGGTGCAGCAAACCCGGAATACTACGTGAAGCGTGCGATGGTGCTTGACGCCGGGATCTACTTCGCCAGCGACAACCCCGTTGGCGACCATAGCTGGAAGAAGCCGAAGGCGATGGACTCGAAGAAGCACCCAATCACGGTCATAGGCCGTGTCCACTGGATAGGGGGATGGGCGGACTGATGCCGAAGAGCGAAGCAGACATCGACAAGCAGTATGGGGAGGCGTTCATGAGGATGATCGACCAGATCTCAGCCTTGCAGCTGGCCGTGCAGGTCTTGGCCCAGACCCGCCCCGACCAGACCACCCTGCAGGAAGCTTTCAAGGCTATCAAGTTCGATCTCAGAGGCGATCCCGCGGGGGGGCCGAACGCGCACCTTCTGCAAATTGTGGAGGATGCAGAGGCGATTGTCGGCTTGCGCAAGAAGAAGCCCCAGCCCACCAATTGAGCCATCAGGAAACAGAACCCCGCCGAGGCGGGGTTTTTCTTGCGCGCCGTAACATGATGAATGCATTCATCCTACAAAGAAAGCACTGCTTTACTATTTAAATAAAGCTGTGCTTTACTTTATCCGTCGCCCCAAGACCAGCCCATCCCGGGCCGGGGCACGGAGACCGCAAATGTCCGGCACCGCCGCGCTCCCGCAGCGCCGCCCCGCAGTCGCAGTGCTGCGCGAGGCCACCAGGTACATCCTCTCCTCCCTGCTGCTCGTCCTGGCCGGCTGCGCCGCTCCCGTCCACCCTGAGCCCGTCTCGTCCTCGGTGCTCGCCGTGGATGGCGAAGTCGCCATCCCGGCGGACCTGATCGTGACGAGCCCGCGGATCTGCGCTGCGCTCGCCGTCTACGACCTGGCCGATCACGACGACTGGGGCCTGCGCGCAGCCATCGCCCTCACCGCGTTGAACGGCTTCCGCGCCGCCGACCGCGTGCCGAACTGCGCGGCCGGCGTCGGCGCGGCACTCACCCAAGAGTTCTCCCCTCGCCGCTGGCAGGACGCGCTCGATGCCGTCGACGCCGTGACCAGCGGCTCCTATTCCGTTTCCCCCGACGCATGCACCCGGGCAACTGCGGTTGCCCCCCTGTCCTCCGTGGTGAACGCCGAAACCCCGTCGGCGGCCCGGGTGCATTGCGTCATCTACGACCTGGCGTTCGTCAGCGCCGCGCCCTGACGCGGCCCAGGAGAAGCCCATGCAACGCATGATCAGCCACCCCGAACCGATCACACCCTGCAGCAAGGGCCACGCCGCCCGCCACATCCATGACCTGCGCCGCGCCTCCGCCGGCGGCGGCCATGGCATCGAGTGCGCCTGCAGCCACACCGCGCGGCACCCCGAGTACGAACGCGCCCTGGCGGAATGGGAGCAGATGCACCAGCAGCCGGCCGCGCGCCGCGCGCCCAGGGCGCCGCGCAGGGTTTTCCCGGCCATGCCGCAACTCCAGCTGTCGTTCTGAGGTGGCCATGTCGGACGACGCTCAATCCGCCCTGCTCCTGGACGCCATCTCCAAGAAGCCGATGACCGCCATGGAGATCCTGGTCGAGCTCGGCATCGCCCGCGCCAGCGCGCGCGTCTATGACCTCCGGCGCGACGGCTACGTCATCCACTCCACCGAGATCGTGGTCCGCAACCGGCGCGGCAAGCCATGCCGCGTTGCGCGCTACAGCGCGCCGACCGCCCAGAAGCTCCTCATCCCCCATCTGCCGGGCCGCGCCCGGTACACCCATCGCCCAGGCAAGAAGGAAGCCAGCCAATGACCATGCAGCCGAACAACAAGTGCACCTGCCCCAGCGGCGACGGGTCGCTGCGCTGGCCGTGCCCCGCGCATCCGGCCGCCGCAGCGCATGAGGCGGTTGGCGAGGTTTACCAGGGCAGCGCCCGCAGGCCTCAGGCCAAGTTGAACGCAGAGCTTCCCGTCGGCACGAAGCTCTACGCCGCCCCCGTCACCGCAGCGCAGGAGGCCGTAGACGCGATGCTCGCTATGGGCTTCATCTGGGACAGCGGGGCGTGGCGCGCACAGTCTGATGGCGGCATGCAGGATGAGCGCAACCGCTGGTTCATCCGCGCCGGCGAGTACCTGAAGCGTGCACAGGACGCCGAAGCCAAGCTTGCCAGCACCCCCGCAGCGCCGGGGATCGACCTTGCCGACCTGCGCGCAGAGTTGGCCGCCATCGTCAATGACTGGCACGGCCCCGGGCCCAAGACCGGACCGGGAGGGTGCTGCGTTGCCTGTAACCGCTGGACACCGTGGGGCAGCCCTGAGGCGGATGACCACCACCATGCTTGCCCCGAGAAAGCGGAATGGGTGCGTCGTCGTCACTGGCAGCAGCGCATCAGCAACCTTGTCGCCAAGATCGACGCCAGCCCCAAGGGCGGCAGCGATGAAGCGGCGTGGAGTGCTGGCTACCGGGCGGCGATGAACGCAGCGGCGTCGGGGGTGCAGGAGCTTTACCGAAACCACGTACACCACACGGGTTCCGATGGGTTGATTGCCCGTGCCATGGAGCTTGAGCAGAGCTTCATCCGGGATGCCGCTATGCAGGCACAGGCCAGCTATGCGGAGGTGCGGCCGTGAGCGCCCGCATTCCCTACGGCCGCACCGGCGACGACATGGACCTGCCGCCGGGCAAGACCTGCGGGGACTGCGTCCACTGCCGGCGCTGCACAGCGATTTTCGGACACATCCCCGAGGACGAGTCGTGTGATTGGAGCCCGTCGAGGTTCCGGGAGGCCCAGCAGGCCAACAGCCACGGCGCGGGGGTGTCCAATGGCAATTGATTACAGCAGCATCGACGCGGCAATTGTCAGCTGCATTGAGAATGGGGCCGACACGTTTGGCGCGATCTTCCCGAATCGAAAGGTTAAGGAGGCGTGCGTCGCCGCGTTCGGCGATGAGCGAGCGGACTGCTACAGAATCGTG